GGAAAAAATGAGCAAGCTCGAATCGCAAAGAAAGCAAAACAAACCCTCAAAAACAGGAGAGAAAAAAAATGAAAAAAGACCTCGTGGGCGGCCAAAAAAAACTTGATGTAGCACCACCTTTTGGAGAGATCACTGGTGATGACTTTGCTAAACTTCGTGGTAAAAAAGAAATGGCAAGTGGTGGAGCAACTGACATGGAAAACGATCCTCGTTACAAAATGTTAATGGATAAGTTAGACGCTGCTAGAGATAAAGGCGATACTGATGCAATTAGAGAAATAGAGTCCGATCTGGCTAAAGAGTTTGATGTTGGTATGATGGGTGGCGGTTCTGTAGACGATGCCATGAAATACGAAGGTGGCGGTAAGATTATGATCAAGACTGTTGAGATATCAATGAAAGTTCCAGAAAAACAAAAACGAGGAACTGGAGCAGCAATGTCTGGTACAAAGTTTAGCGGCACATTCTAATATATGGCAGAACTTGTATGTAATTTACCCTCTATTGATGTTTATGTTCGAAAAGAATATCTAAGAGATAACCAAGACAGTCACGGAAAATTTGTAAAAGGAGTCTGGGTGTCTGCTAAATCTATACCAGGAAGAGCCTTTTACTTTGAAACCTTTCTTCCAGAGTATGGTGCTTTATTCGATAAGTTACCTATATCTGCTTTTGTTGCAAATCCAGAAACTCCCGAACCAGATCTTAGTTTACCAAATCTTCAGTTTTGGAATTGTATGGATTATGGCGTTACGGCTATAACAAAACAATTTATTGGATCGATGGACTTTGAAATATTGACTAGAAATCAAGGAGTTATGCATGGTTCTTATATTTGTACTTTAGATAATTATCATCCAGACTCTGATAATATTGACTATAGTACTAGCGAAACTCCTGCTGAACATAAATCATTTAACTTACTAGAATTAGATAATGGACAATATTGTTTGTATCCCAACAATAGAATGAGAGTTTATGATAATTCTCTTACTCCTAAAGAACCTAAGACACCAGATTTTAAAGTGAGCACAGAATATTATCAAGTTGAAAATGGAAATGAATATAGATTAGGGGATACTGACGAGTATTTTTGGAAAGAAAAATAATGGATATAGTTGACTTTTCTAAGAAATTGTACAAAAGATTAAAAGAACGTGAAGACGACATCGTCTTGACGCTGACAACTGGTGGTGTTCAAAACCACGAACACTACAAGCAGCTAGTGGGTGAGTTACAAGGACTCTCATACACTCGAGAAGAAATCAAGTCCTTGCTGGAAGGAAACTTTGAAGATGCCGAAGACATTATACGTACCTGATTATCTCAAAGATCAGTTAAAAAACAACAAACCTCAAACAGACGATCTCAAACTAAAAGAAAGACTACCCCAACCTACTGGTTGGAGACTCCTTGTTATGCCCTATAAAGGGCGTGAAACAACTGAAGGTGGAATTCATTTACCAGATGCAGTCCGACAAAGAGAAGCTTTGGCAACAGTGGTTGCCTACGTTTTGAAAGTAGGACCTCTTGCTTATAAAGACAAAGATAAGTTTGGTGATGGAGAGCCTTGGTGTAAAGAAGGCGAATGGATATGCATTGGTCGATATTCTGGCTCAAGATTCAGAATTGAAGGCGGTGAAGTAAGAATTATCAATGATGATGAAGTTATAGCGACCATCGTTGATCCAGAAGACATTCAGCATATATAAGGAGTAATTATGTCTACAGTAGAAAAAAATGAAGTAAAAGAAGAAAATGTTTCACGTGAAACAATTGATGATAAACCCGTAGAAGTTGAACTTCCACTCGGTCTTGATGAAAAAGATAAGAAAACTGAGCAAGACACTGAAGTTAAAGAAGAAAAAAAAGAAGACGAAGTAACTGAATATAGTAAAAAGGTTCAAACAAGAATAAACCAGATTACTGATCGTTATAGAAAAGAACAACGAGACAAAGAAGAAGCGGTTCGTTTAGCTAGAGAGCTTAAAGAACAAAATTCAAAACTCGAAACTCAAATACAAAACTTAGATAAAGGTTACATATCTGAGTATGGAACTAGAATTGAGTCCCAACTAGCAGCAGCGTCTGATGCTTACAAAAAAGCAGTTGAATTGAACGACACAGATGCAATGGTGCAAGCACAACAAGCAATTGCTAAAGTTACTATAGAACAAGAAAGACATAGGATTGCTAAACAAAGACAAGAGGAACAAGATGTTTCACGTGAAACAATTAAGACACAACCTCCCGTTCAAACGCAAGCACAACCTAAGTCAGAGCCAGATCCTAAAGCAAAAGCATGGGCAGAAAAGAACTCTTGGTTTGGTGAAAATGAGGAAATGACTTACCTTGCTTTAGGTCTTGATAAAAAATTACAACAAGAAGGAATTGACTTAGGAAGCGATGAGTATTATTCTGAGTTAGATAAACGAATTAGGACAAGATTTCCTGAGGAGTTTCAAGAAGAGAAAACGAGTAGTGTTAACAGAGTCGCACCCGCTGATAGCACGGCATCTCGCAGTAATAGTAAGGGACGCAGGACCGTGAAGTTAACACCATCACAAGTACAGATGGCTAAAAGACTAAATGTTCCTCTTGAAGAATATGCTAAATATGTAAAAGAGTAGGAAATATTATGACAGATAGAACAACTCCACGATCAGATACTACACGTGCTAAAACATCACGCAGAAAGCCATGGGCACCACCAAGCAGACTAGATGCTCCGAAGCCAAGAGATGGATTTAAACATCGTTGGGTCAGAACACATTTAAGAGGAGATGACGATCAAATGAACGTTCATCAAAGACTTAGAGAAGGTTATGAACCAGTAAGAGCCGATGAATATCCAGATCAAGATTTTGCTTCAGTAGAAGAAGGAAAGCATGAGGGTGTAATTGGTAATGGTGGGTTAATGCTCGCCAGAATTCCTGAGGAGACAGTTGAAGAAAGAACTGAATATTATCGGGATCAGACCCGCAATCAAATGACTGCCGTAGACTCAAACTTAATGAAGGAGCAACATCCTTCGATGCCTATTGAGAACAATAGGCGAAGTCAAGTAACTTTTGGAGGTAAAAAATAATCTTTTACCTTTTAACTTTTTAAGGAGCTATAAATGGCAAATGCAGATTTAAAATTTGGTCTAAAGCCAATTAATGCTATGGGGGGTACAAACCCTGGTGGCACTAATCAGTATTTCATTGCTAGTGATGCATCAGCTATTTTCCAAGGCTCTCCTGTTCAAGTCGAGTTAACTGGTGGTACAATCCAAGTACTGGGTGCTGCTACTGGAGATCAGAGACAGATCTTAGGAGTTTTTGCTGGGTGTGAATACGTTGACAACACTACAAAGAAATTAAAATTTTCCAACACGTGGCCAGGAGATGGTTCAGCCGACACTAATTTTGATATTAAAGGCTTTGTGTATGACAATCCAATGCAAAGGTATGTCATATGTTCTGATGGTACTAATACTAGCAGAGCTACAGCAAAAGTTGATATTTTCAAAACCGCTGAGTTAGAAAATGCTACAAGTGGAAACACAACAACTGGTATATCAACCGCACAGATAGACATTTCTACTGCTGAAGATTCCGATCCATCAAATCCTTTGATGATTCTTGGAATTCAAGAGGACGTAGAAAATCAAGATCATACTGCTGCTGGAATTAAGTATATCGTAAAAATCAATAATCATGTCTTCTTCAGTTCTGTCGGAGATAGTGATGCTGCTATATCATAAGGAGGCTTAACTATGGCAATTTCAAGAGCACAACTCGCCAAAGAATTAGAGCCAGGCTTAAACGCTCTCTTTGGTATGGAATTCGGCAGGTATGAAAATCAACATGCTGAAATTTTTACAACTGAATCTTCAGACAGATCTTTTGAAGAAGAAGTAATGCTTTCTGGTTTTGGTGCAGCACCAGTGAAACAAGAGGGTTCTGGAGTATCATTTGATGATGCCAACGAATCATTCACTGCTCGCTATAATCATGAAACTATTGCTTTAGCTTTCTCAATCACTGAAGAGGCAGTAGAAGACAACTTGTATGACAGATTGTCTTCAAGATATACACGTGCATTAGCAAGATCAATGGCACACACAAAGCAAGTTAAGGCAGCGTCTGTTCTTAACAATGCTTTTGATAGCACAGTTACTGGTGGTGACGGAGTTGAATTATGTTCAACTGCACACCCAATTATAACTGGTGGTACTTTTGCTAATGAGCCATCAACAGATGCAGACCTTAACGAAACATCTTTAGAAGATGCTTTGATAAGTATTGCAGGTTTTGTTGATGAAAGAGGTCTCAAAATTGCATTGACTGGTAGAAAGTTAGTTATACCACGTCAACTACAATTTGTAGCTGAAAGGCTAATGGCATCTAATTTGAGAACTGCAACAGCAGACAATGACATTAACGCAATTAGATCAACTGGAATGCTTCCAGAGGGTTACACAGTTAATGACTTTTTGACTGACACAGATGCATTTTTCATCTTAACAGATACTCCAAGAGGCTTTATGCATTTTGAGAGAACACCATTAGCTACACAAATGGAGGCAGATTTTGATACTGGCAACATGAGATTTAAGGCCAGAGAAAGATATAGTTTTGGATTTTCTGATCCAAGATGTGTCTTCGGATCAAAAGGTGCATAATTAAAAATCCCTCATCGGATGAAAGGAGCGACTTTACAGTCGCTCTTTTTTTATGTTATAGTTTTAATACCTTGACGAGGAATCAACCTCGACATTGGCCGAGACAAGGAGACTCACATGGCTACTACAACTTTTACAGGTCCCGTTAGATCTATAGGCGGACTTAATGTCGTTAACAAATCATCTACAACTGGTGCCTTTTCAGAAACTGGATTTTCTGTAAATTCAACTGGACAACTTATTTCATTAGGAACAAGAAAAATTCAAACGTTTGCAGTAAGTTTAGCAGGCACAAACGCCGCATCTACAACTTACGCTGATAACGATGTTCTTGTCGAAATTGGAGAGTTAAACACTGATCACCCTAGTGGATTAGTGACTGCGAGTAAGTTTTTTATTCACAAAGTTGTTCTTGGAATAACAACTGCTGCTGCAAGTGATGCACAATCTGTAGCAAATTTACAGTTAAGTGCCACATCTGGTACTGCAACAAATACTGCTATATCCTCTGGCACAGAGATTGTTGGTGCGGGTGTAGCATCATTTAATCCAAGAATATCGGCAACAGATTCCGTGACAGAAGTTGATATTGATTTAGATGCAACTGCTGGATTATTTCATGTGTTTGAGCCAAATATTAATGCAGCGATAGCTAGTAAGCATTTATATATGGGTGCGGGTGCTGCTTGTGATACTGCTTTAACTGCTTTCCGTGCAACATTGGAAATTGAATATTCCGTTTATTAATAGGAGAGTGATATGGCAGGTCGTTCAGACGTACGAGCACTCACAGTCAGTGATGAGAATGCAGCAAGCACCACAAGAATAGCTGCTGCAGCTAGACCAACGGGAGCTTTCACTTTAGCTAACGCTACTCATGCAGGTGGAGCAGGAAGAAATGTTACAGTAACAACTGCAGGAACTGGCGACAATGCAAAAACAGTTACTGTTGTTGGAACAGATGTTTTCGGAAACGCTCTAACTGAAGTTATCACTTCTACTAGTTCTGCTGAAACAGTGGCGGGAACTAGTATATTTTTGTCAATAACTTCAGCTACGTGTTCAGCACAATATGCAGCCAACGTTTCTGTTGGTTCTGGATCTTTGTGTGGACAAGCTATTTTTGGTGGAAGAACAAGACTGAAAGGTTTCTCTGTAACATCTGGAGGGACCGCAGGTGATGTTGAGTTTTTTGATGGCTCACCAGAAGATGGAACAGCTTTGTTTAAATCAAGAACTATAGGCACTGCTAATACTGTGATTGATAGAAATATACCAGATGAAGGTGTATTGTTTGCAAGTGGAATGTCTGTGAAATACACAGTTGATGTTTCAGATATGATGACTTTCTTCTTTGCATAGGAGAAGTAATGTCTAGAAAAAAAGACAAACAACCACCTAAAACTAAAAAGTATTTCCGCCCTACTAAAAAAGGGGCGGGAATGACTAAAGAAGGTGTTGCTAAATATAGAAGAGACAACCCTGGTAGTAAGTTAAAAACTGCGGTTACTGGTAAAGTTAAGCCTGGTAGTAAAGCTGCAAAAAGACGTAAATCATTTTGTGCTAGATCGGCAGGTCAAATGAAGAAGTTTCCAAAGGCTGCTAAGAATCCTAACAGTCGATTGAGACAAGCAAGAAGAAGGTGGAAATGTTAAATGCCTAGAGGAAGACCAAAAAAATTAACCGCAGAACAAGTCATGGCTGAATTAGCTAGACACGAAAAAGAATGTGGTTTTAGATATACCAGATTAGAAGAAAAACTAGAGGATAATAAAGCTAGTCTCAAAGGTCTTGATATGAGGCTTTGGGGATTAGGTGTGTTAATAATAGGTGCTGCAGTAGCTGAGAATTTTGTACAATGACCATGTCACGTGGTAGTATGAGTAAACAAATTACGAATCCACCTAGAAAGAAAAAATGGAGTGCCAAAAGGAAGAGAAAGATCAATTGCTCACGACCTAGAGGATTTTCTGAGAGAGCACATTGTGCCTCTAAAAAAAGGAGAAGTAATAAAAGGTAGTCCAGTTAAGTTATGCCTCGAGTGTGGTAGAAAAAAATGGACTTGTAAGTGTCACAAAATAAGGAGTAAGTAATGCCAAAAGACGCATGTTATCATAAAGTTAAAGCTCGCTACAAAGTTTTTCCCTCAGCGTATGCCTCAGGGGCCATTGCAAAATGCCGTAAGGTTGGTGCTGCAAACTATGGTACTGGTGGCAAAAAGAAAAAAACTAAGAAAAAAGCTGAAGGCGGTGCAGTTAAGTTTGGTTCTGGTGGTTCTGTGAATGCCGGATGTGGCGCAGTCATGAGAGATCGTGGTAAAAAAACGATAATGGTATAATGGCAGTTAGAAAAACAAAAGCTGGTCTAGCACTTAAACGATGGTTCAAAGAAGATTGGAAAGATCAAAGAACTGGTAAAAAGTGTGGAAGACAAAAGGGTGAAAAAAGAGGTACACCTTATTGTAGACCAACAAAACGTATTTCTAAGAAAACACCAAAAACTGCATCAGAGATGACAGCCACTGAAAAACGTAGTAGGATAGCACAGAAGAAAAGGTTAGGTCAGCCTAAAGGTGCTCCAAGAAGAGTTAAATCTTTAAAAAGGAAAAAGAAATGAACAAAAAAACTGCTCTAAATAAAGCCATACAAAGTGTAAAAAATAAAACAAAATCAAAAACAAAAGGCAAACTTAATCCAGGTCTTCAAGCTTTCTTAAACAAAAAAAAGAAAAAAATGAATAATAAAAAGAAAATGGGATAAATTATGGCAACATCAAATTCTAGAGATTTTGATTTAGATGTATCAGATGCAATAGAAGAGGCATATGAAAGATGTGGTTTAGAGGTTAAAACGGGATATGATTTAAGAACTGCTAGAAGATCTTTAAATATTATGTTTTCTGAATGGGCAAATAGAGGTTTAAATCTTTGGACTGTCGAACAAAAGACTCAAGCTTTAACTTCTGGCACTGCATCTTATACATTTAACGCAGATCATACTGATTTACTAGAAGTTGTTATACGAAGAAGTGGCACTGATTTTTCTTTATCAAGAATGTCGAGAGGCGACTATTTAAATCTTCCAAATAAAGATCAAAGTGGAAGACCAAGTCAATATTATTTTGACAGAAAAATTACACCAGCAGTTATCTTATGGCCGACACCAGACTCTAGCTCAGACAGTTTGATATATTATTATGTCCGTAGAATACAAGACGCAGATACAATGCAAAACACACACGATATACCATTTCGTTTTTTACCTTGTTTAGTTGCAGGTCTTTCTTATTATATATCAATGAAGAAAGCACCAGACAGAATACAGATATTAAAAAGTGTTTATGAAGAAGAATTTCAAAGAGCAAGCGATGAAGATGAAGATAGAGTACCACTTAAACTTACACCAGATATTAAATACTTGAGGGTTTAATGGCTAGATTTGCAAGCAATAAAAGAGCATTTGGATATTCAGAACGTTCTGGATTCAAATATAAATTAAGTGATATGAGAAAAGAATGGAATGGATTGACTGTTGGTTATGATGAATATGATCCTAAACACCCACAATTAAGTCCTATTCGTGTAGGTCCAGATCCTCAAGCTTTAAGAAATCCAAAACCAAGAGTTGAATTTAGAGATGCTAAAGTACAGTTTCCTATATTCGATTTACAGACAATATCCTTTAAAGAAAAACTAAAACTACAATCAGCATTAGGTTCTGTTACAGTGAGCACATCATGAGTTTTACATTATCTTCACTCAAAACGGCTATTAAAGATTATAGCGAAAATCAAGAGACATCTTTTGTAACTCACTTAGATGATTTTATTGTTTCTGCTGAAGAGCGAATACTTAAAAGTGTTGATTTAGAATATTTTAGAAAAAATGTAACTGGGGCGATGACTTCTAGTAATCAATTTTTAGCGGTACCGACTGACTATTTAGCTTCATTCAGTTTATCAATCACGTCTTCTAGCACTAAACATTTTTTATTACAAAAAGATGTAAACTTTTTGCAAGAGTTTAATCCAGATGGATCAACTGGCAGACCAAAATACTACGCTATATTTGATGTAAATAATTTTCTTATATCTCCAACACCCAACGACAACTTTTCTGTTGAATTACATTATTATTACAGACCAACAAGTTTAAAAGATTCTGGAGATTCTGGAACTACTTGGTTGAGTACAAATGCACCAAATGCTTTATTGTATGGATGTTTAGTTGAAGCATATACATACATGAAAGGTGAGCCAGATGTTATGCAACTTTACAACAATAGGTTTATAGAATCTTTGAGTAGAGTCAAAGATTTAGCAGAGGCAAGAGAAAATAGTGATGCATATCGTAGAGGACTTCCAGAAAGGCCAAGGACTTGACCGAAATAGCTATAGTAGGTCTAGGTGCTAGTTACGCAGATTTTATTTCTGCACGAGTTAATTCTCAAAAGTTTGATGAAATATGGGGTATTAATTCTATTGGTGGTATCATACATGTTGATAGAACTATTATGATGGATCCAGTATCTAGATTTCTTGATACAAAAAATGCAGGCACACAAACAGAAATTGCCAGAGAGTTTTTAAAAAACAATAAAAAACCTATATATACTTGTGAGTTAGACAAAAGAGTTAAACATTTAGTTAAATATCCTTTGGCTGAGGTTGTGAAAAATACTGGTCTTTGTTACTTTAACAACACTGTTCCTTATGCGATAGCTTTAGCGATATATGAAAAAGTTGATAAAATAAATTTATATGGCATAGACTTTAGCTATATGCACAATTTACATATGGCTGAGGCAGGTAGAGCGTGCACTGAGTTTTGGATTTCTGTTGCCATACATAGAGGTATTCAAATAGAAGTTGCACATAGATCAAACTTATTAGATACAAATGTGCCTAATGAAGAAAAACTTTATGGATATCATAGATTAGATGATCCATTGGTGCAGACTATGAACAAAGGTGTGCTCGAAGTGACCAGACAATCTTTTCTAAGTTCTCCAGAACCACAAGACAAAACACCAGTTTTATTTGGAAGGCATGATAATGTTTAATGTTAATGTTGCACAAGTAGGTAGTGTAAATGTAGCAACTTCAGAACATGGTGGTTTATCAGATGAACAAATTGCTGAATTAGCATTAGAAAAAATTTGTTTGGTTTCTGATACTGCACCCGAACCTATAAAACAACAAGCTCTAGCATACAAAGACAATTTAAAACAAATTCTATTATATTACGTTAGATTGGCAAAAAAAGAAGAACGTGCTAGTATTGTAAATATTCTTGAAAAGAATAGTGGTAATGATGTAGCAAACTTAATAAGGAGATTATAATGGCCATTACTCAAGCGATGTGCACATCTTTTAAAAAAGAATTATTAGAAGGTGTACATAATTTTAAAAACTCTGGCGGAGACACTTTTAAATTAGCACTTTATGCAATTAGTAGTGGAGGTAAATCCTCTACAACTGCTACATTAGGTGCTGCAACAACTGCATTAGTTACAACGGGTGAAATTGCTACAAGTGGTACTTACTCAACTGGTGGCGGAACTTTAACAAGAGTTGATCCCGCCACATCTGGTACAACTGCATTTACAGATTTTTCTGATGTAAGTTTTACAACAGCTACTATCACGGCAAGAGGTGCGTTAATATATAATAGTTCTGATAGTAATAAAGCAGTAGCAGTTTTAGATTTTGGTGGTAATAAGACATCTACATCTGGTACCTTTACTGTACAATTTCCAACTGCTGATGCAAGTAATGCTATTATAAGAATTGCTTAACCTAACAATTGTAAGGTGATAGATGTCTAATTCCACATTAACGGGTTGGGGTAGAGGTAGCTGGAACGAGGCTTCTTGGGATGATTCAATTCCATTTGTAGTCACTGGTGTTTCTGCTACTACTGCTCTAGGAACATTAGGACAAGCATCAGAATATCCAGTCACTGGCGTTTCATCAACATCTGGATTGGGTAATGAGAGTGTAGTTGGAACAAGTTTAACACTTCCAACTGGTCTTGCGGGTACTTCAGCTTTAGGTAATGAGACAGTCACTTGTAATGCAACTTTTGCTGTAACGGGATTAAGTGCTAATGGTGTAAGTGGTGATGAAAGTGTTACTGCGTCAGCATTAGTAACTGAAACGGGACTTGTAGGCACCATTGGTTTTGGAGATGAGCAAGTTGTTGGAAATGCCCTTGTTACAACTACTGGAGTAAGTTCGACAGGTTCAATTGGTTCAACTGTCATAGAATCTAAATATGCAGTTACGGGAATTGAATTGACATCTTCTTTAGGAAATGAGAATGTATATGAGAATATTGTGCCTAGTCAGACACCTAATTATGTTAGTGTTAGTGGAGTAAGCACATCGTATAACGATATAGTACCAAGTCAAACACGAACTTGGCTTGAGATTAATAAGGCGGCATAAATGGCAAGTTCTTTTTCAACTAATCTTGGCGTAGAAATAATGGCATCAGGCGAAAAGTCTGGTACCTGGGGCGATGTTACAAACTTCAATCTAAATATTGTTGATAGATTAGTATCCTTTGGCGAAATTACTGCAAGTGATACAACAACAGATTTAACAATACGAGTAGCATCACCTACATCTGGATCAAGTAATGTTCAAACAGGTATGTACTCTGTTGTAAATGTTAAAGATAGTGGATCAGATTTAGGTGGTGACAATACTGTTACAATAGGTCCTAATACTGCCTCTAGGTTTTTTATAATTAAAAATAGTCTTTCTGGATCAAGAAGTGCTATTATAACACAAGGTTCTGGAAGCACTGTTACAATTGCTAACGGAAAAATTGATCTTGTCTTTTGCAATGGAGCAGGATCTGGAGCAGCAGTTACTAGCGTTGGTGACTCATTGCAATTAGTTAACAACCCTGCAATTGCAGACGAGGCCACAAGTTTGGCCATAGCTTTAGGATAGGAGAATAAAATGGCAGATGAAGCTATAGCGACCATTCAGGTAAGTGTTTTGCCCGATGAGATAAGAAGAACTTTATCATCGACAATGACAGTAACACCTGCTGATGCTAATGATAAATTTTATTATAAATTAACGAGTGTATCTAACTCTAGTACGGACTTAATTGCGGGTAATTATTTAGATTACACTGCTGTTGATGATGATACTGCGCCAACTGCTGTTGCAACTGGTGATAAGGTAAACTTTCTATTTATTAAAAACGTTGATACAAATAGTAGAAGTATATTTGTAGTTTTAGATGCGGGAACAGCATCTAGCTCAGTAACGGATGGTATTACGATAGGACCTAATGAGTTTTTCTGTGCAAGATTACCAAATACCACAGTAGCAGACATTCATGCTATTTCTTCTGCCTCAACTGCTGAAGCAATAGTGGTAGCACTTTTAGATGATGTAGGCTAGGAGGGATAAATGGCTAATACTTTTAAAAACAAGGTATATGACGGATCTTCTAGCACATCTGCCAGTGCAGAGATGCTTGTTTATACAGTTCCTTCTTCAACAACGACTGTTGTAATAGGACTTACATTAGCCAATACTACTTCAAGTCAGATAAGTGCAAGCATTAAACTACATTCTTCACAGAGTGTTTTTCTTGCTAAAAATATTCCTATTCCTGCAAATTCAAGTTTTGAATTTATGTCTGGAAACAAAATAATCATGGAAACGGGTAATACACTTGGAGCAATTTCTAGTGCGGCTAATAGTCTTGATACAGTAGCGAGTATAATGGAGATTACATAATATGCCATACATAGGAAAAGCACCTGCCGATATAATTGCAACTGCTATTGATACAACCACAGGTACGTTTAGTGCTGATGTAACGTCAGCAGGAACATTTAAGGTTACAGGAAACACAAATGCAGGTGACAATGCAGCAATGGGATTTACAACTGCTGCAGGTTTGATACTTACAGGACAAGGGTCTACAAATGACGTTACAATTAAAAATGATGCTGATGCTGATGTTATAGAGATACCAACAGGCACAGTTAACGTCACTATGGCAGGAACTCTTGATGTTACTGGCATATTTACAACTAATGGTGGAATTGTATCTAACGGAGATACAAATACTTTTACCTCGTCTGCTCAAGATGACCCTGTTGTAATTATTCAAAACACTACTAATGATTCTAATAGTGCAAGATTAAAATTTATGAAAGATAGAGGTGCAGCAGGTCAAGATGGAGATGATATTGCTGATATTCTTTTTAATGCTGATAATGATGCACAAGAAGAAACAACTTTTGCAAGTATTCGTTCTGAAATAATAGATGCTTCAGATGGAACAGAGGATGGTAGATTTAAAATAACTACTAAGTTAGCAGGAACGAGTGTAGACAGACTACAATTTAATAGTGCTGAAACAATTTTTAATGAAGATAGTGTAAACCTAGACTTCCGTATTGAAACAGAAGATGATACTCATTCATTTTTTGTAAAGGGTAGTTCGGGAAAAATAGGCTTGGGAACTTCAAGTCCTGATGCTGAATTGCATATAGAACCTGCTGAAGGTGGCTCTAATGCGTCTATTGTACTAGCAGATAATGGTCGTGCTCAATATTATAGAATACAAAATAATGACAGTGCTAATGCTCTTACCTTTAATTTAAGTGACGCAGCAGAAAAAATGAGACTTCAATCTGATGGTGTTTTATTGCTTAATGCTCTAGGTGCTTCACAAGCAAGTTTATCTGTTGGAGTAGCACAAACTGGTAGTGTTTGTGAGGCTACTTTTGCTGCAGTTACTACAAGAGAAAATAAAACTGCATTCCTTTGTGGTGCTGAAAATAATACTGGTAACAGAGATGCTCTGTCAATATTAAATGGTGCTAATAGTGAAGTTGGAAGTGTAAGATTTAATTCTTCTGCAACTGCATTTAATACTTCATCTGATTATAGACTAAAAGAAAATGTCACTTATAGTTGGGATGCAACAACAAGATTAAAAGGTTTAAAACCTGCTAGATTTAATTGGAAAATTGACGATACAAACACTCTTGTTGATGGTTTTTTAGCACATGAAGTATCTGATTATTGTTCAGAAGCAATTAGTGGAACTAAAGATGCAAAAGAAACATTAAACAATGTGGTGCTTTTTGCAGATGGCGTTGGCGTTGTTGCACGAGATGTAACTGAATCTGAATGGACACAAGGTAAAACAGATGGTATATATGCAGATGATACAAGTTGGGCTGCTAGTTATAATAAACCAATATATCAACAAATTGACCAAGCTAAACTTGTACCTTTACTCACAAAAGCATTGCAAGAACAACAAGCTACTATAGAAGCATTGACAGCTAGAATAGTAACATTGGAGAACGCATAATGGCATACTTAGGAGTATCTCCATCTAACGGAGTACGACAGAAACATACATACACTGCTACTGCGTCACAGACATCATTCAGTGGTGTAGGTGACGAGAATATCACGTTAAGCTACAGAGACAGTAACTACGTTGATGTGTATCAAAATGGTGTGAAGCTAAGTGAAGCTGACTACACAGCTACAAGTGGTACAGCTATCGTACTCGCTACAGGTGCTACTGTAAGTGACATGATTGAGATTGTAGTCTACGATGTATTTTCTGTAGCAGACACTGTAAGTAAAGCAGATGGTGGACAGTTTGATGGCAATGTTACTATGGCAGGTACTCTTGGTGTTACAGGCAATCAAACTAATAGTGGAACTCTAGCTGTTACGGGAGCTATTACATCAAGTGCTGGTATGACAATAACTACTGCTGATAATACAGACCAACTTACATTAAAATCTACTGATGCAGATGCAAGTGTAGGTCCAGTTTTAAACTTACAAAGAGATAGTTCTAGTCCTGCCGATGATGATGCTATGGGAACTATAGACTTTAGGGGTGAAAACTCTGCTTCTGAAGTTATAAATTATGTTCGTTTTAATGCTAGAAGTGCTGATGTTACAGATGGCACAGAAGATGGTAAGTTTGACATAAATACATATCAAGCTGGAGCATCAGTAAATCGTTTAAGTTTAACTCCAACTGAAACAGTATTTAATGAAGATAGTGTAGATGTAGACTTTCGTGTTGAAGGTAATGGTGATGCTAACCTTTTATTCTGTGATGGTGGAAGTGACTTTGTTGCAATTGGTGAATCATCTCAAATAAATAGTGGTAAGTTAAATATTGCAACATCAGCGTCAGATGCAGTATTATCTATGTTATGCAGGTCAACTACTGATAGTCATCATAATAAGATTGTAATGCAAAAATCTTCTACTGCTAGTGGTAACTTTGCTGCTACAGCAGATGGTGAGTTTTTAGGAAGTATAATATTTAGGGGTGTTAATGGTAGTGCTGTCTCAGATATTGGAGCCCAGATTACTGCTAAACAAAATGGTACATCAAGTTCAACTGTTCAAACTGACTTAATTTTTAATACAACTGAAAGCACAAGAATGACACTCTCAAGTGATGGTTTCTTATTTTTTGGTTGTACGAATACACCTAGTAGTTCTCTTGCTGGATTTGCATTATCACCAAATATAGTGAGCATTGCACCTCATAGGTCAAGTGCTGGTAATAATAATGGAGCGATGACACACATTACTTTTATAAATGGTAATGGTACAGTAGGTAGTATAACGACAAGTGGTACTAGTACAGGATTTAACACATCTTCAGACTACAGACTTAAAGAATCAATTACATATGACTTTGATGCTACGACAAGATTAAAACAATTAAAACCTTGTAGATTTAACTTTATTGCAGATGCAGATACGACTGTTGATGGATTTTTGGCTCACGAAGTTTCAAGTGTTGTGCCTGAAGCAATTAATGGAACTAAAGATGGAACAAGAGATGTTGGTACACTCAAAGATGAAGATAGTAATGTACTATATGAAAATGTTCCTGAATCTGCAAAAGAAGATGGTCAAACTTGGACAAAAACTGCAACTGAAAATGTGTATCAAGGCATAGACCAAAGCAAACTTGTACCCCTTTTAGTAAAATCATTACAAGAAGCATTGACAGAGATAGACACACTTAAAACAAAAGTGGCAGCATTGGAGAACGCTTAATGGAAAAATCAAATATTATAAGTATAAACGACAAGAAATATGACGCTAGTGATCTTACTAAAGAGCAGGGATATTGCATAGAACAGATACAAGAATGTCAAGCCGAAGCACATAAATTAAAAAAACAATTAGATAGAATAACTGTTTCTCAAAATGTTTA